TTTTTGATGTAGCTCCTTGATTATTATATTTTTTAATACCTAAATCAACGGCTTTTAACTCTCTTTTAACTGATGGTGCATATCTATGTTTATTACAAGCCATTAAAGCTAATCCTGAACTGATAGACGCATCGTGTGTGGTACGGTTATTTATATTAAATCTTGACCAATCTTCTAATGTTCTTTGAAAATACATGTCTCCGTAACCTGTTTCTTTCAACCCTACAAAATGCTCAACATATGTCTCTATAGCCGCAGCATGTGCTTGTTTAATATCTTCGCTTGAATTAGGTATTCCACCTATTTCTCTTTCTGTAACTGATAATTTGTTTCTTTTTTTATCTGGTCTGTTCATCGCAAAACCTCTATAACCTCTTCTTTTAAAGTAATACAACAGTCTAGGTTTATTGTTTTCAGCTAATATTGGCATTCCATAAAATACACATGCCATTAAAACATCTTCAAAAAATATTTCAGCAGTTTGAGGTCTAGCTATATATTCTAAAAAGAAATGATTAGGTGGATGATTATCCATGCTAAATTTAGTTAAACCATGTAGTGAACCATTAGAACCTCTTTTATCTACAGTTCCTGATATATCATAAGGGTCACATCCAAACGCGCCTATATGTTCATTTCCAGGATAATTTATACCATTTTTATTGTACCTTCTATTTTGTAAAGAAAGATCTGGAACCCATGTAACTAAAAATCTACCACTTTTATTTGGTATAAATATAACTTTTGTATCTTTTTCTCCATTTTCCCATTGAAAACTACCTTTAGTAACATTTAAACTATTTTTTAAATCTTCATTAAAATCAATTTGTTCATAGATTTTAGTTAGATTAAATAAAGATTGTTTAGATTCATCTCTAAACGCGTGTTTAGTTGTTCTTGGGAATTGTCTATAAAATTCATTTAATCCATCTTGATCACTTTTTAAACCTTCTACTTCATTACTCCAATACTCTATTACACCTTGTTTAATTTTTGTCCCATGAGGATCTTCAGTTGGTTTTTCTGGTGTGTTGAATACAGGTAAGCCATAAGAATCAATGTATCCTTCGTAGTTCCATTCCATAGGAATGAACAAAGAATATAATCCTGAGCGAGTCTGTCCATTGCTGTTTCTTTGTGTAATGTCTGAGTCGTCATATAATTTTTTAAAATTCCTACCTCCTTTATCTAAAGCGTTTGAAGTAGAACCCATCATGCATTTACCAATAATTCTACTACCTAATCTTAACGTTGTTTTAGTAACTCGCCAGTTATTAAGAATATTATTAGGTCTCTCCCATTTTCCAGATTCATCATGAACTAATAGTTTTAATTTTTCACCATCATAACTGTTATCCCCAGTGTTTTTCCAATCAATAGTAGTATCTAACCCTTTGAGATCTAACTCTAAGTTATCATCACTAGCTACAGTTAGTTTTCTTCTTGTATATTTTGTTGCTGGTACACGATACGCTAACTCTGTCTTTGGTCTATCCATACCATCTTGCGTTGGTTTAAAAAAGAATGGATAATTAACAGAAATAGGAACAACTTTATCAGTAAACATTTTTTTGGCATCTGGACCAGATTTAGATAATATACCATATCTTGAGTCACTTGCCAATGTAGCTAAATTAACTACTTCTCCTGAAGCCATAAATGAAAATCCAGAACGTCTATTTTTAAGGTAACACATTCCGTAAGATCTATAGTCTGCTTTACAAGCTTCCCAAAATATAAAAAACAATCTATTTGATTCTCTAAAATCTGGTGCGCCAACATCAATTTTACTCCACTGTAAATACATGTAATGAGTACCTGTTAAATATGTTGGAATATTTTTATTATAAAACCAAAAACCTTCTTCTCTATATGTAAATTCTTTATCTATATAATCATACCACCTTTCTTTAAAGTCTTCTGGATATTGTTTAAAATCATATACAGTTTTTATTTTACTTAAAACTTTAGGATATTCAGTTTTATTCCATCTATTGTTTTTAAATTTTTGTATATTTTTTGATTGTGGTAAAGCTATTTTTAAGTTTTGTATTTCATAAATCTCACCTATAGTTCCATCTTTACTAATAACAACTATATCATGCTGTTCGTTATAACCATACTCCCACTTTTTATTTTTATTATATTTCTTAAGTGTAGCGGGTGTTATATAATCTTTTAATACTGTATATAATTCTTGCTCGTACATTACTTAGATCTCCCTTCTGCAAAACCTTTAAAATTAGATTTCTTTTTTTCTTCAACTTTAGGTTTATCCTCTAGTATATTATTTTCTTCTTCTATACGATTAAGTATTTCAAACGCATCAAATATAGCAAGTTTTTTGGTTGCTGCAGCATTTTTCAATCTATCTGCAGAAATGTCTGGTCCAAAATCTATAATTGGTTCTTTAGCAACTTTAATTAATTCTTTAACTGCTACTCGTCCAGCTTGGATTATATTCTTTTTCGTTTCCTTTGTACTCATATTTAATTACAATATTATTAGATTTCATACAATATAAACGTTTACCTTCTATTAAAAACTGCCATTCTCTATTTGGTTTAAAACCAACCAAATCTCCTTCGTTTATATTAAGACCTTTTAAATACTTATTACCGTATTTTAAAATTCCTTTTAATTTTTCTTCTTTATCAGTATTAAGATTATTTAAACTTTCAATAGGTTGAATAAAACATCTATCATTAAAAGAATACCAATAATTATTTTGTTTATAAAGATATATTTGATCTAAAGCTACAAAATATAAATTTTCTTTAAACCAAGATCTACTAGCTTTTTTTACACCTTTCATGTTATAAAAGGTTCTAAAAACATTTTGATGTATTACTATAGTATCTCCTTTTTTAATATTAGTTTTAAAAGCTAATGGAGTTTCTACAACCTTAGCTAATCTATTAACAAAAGTCCAAGATTCAATTTGAGTATTAACTACTAGTTTTTTATCACCTATTTTAACCTCATTCGTATATTTATCTCCTAAAGGTTCTACAATAAAATCATACAAACTTTTCATTAATATTCTAAATCATATTCGATAGATATAGCCATGTTAGAATTAAACTTCTTCCACGGTAATACTTCGTTATCTTTTTTTATAAAAATATTATAAGAATTATCCAAAGTCTCAAATAAAATGTGTGATATTTCATGACCACCATAAACTTGTTGACCTATAGAATAATGCATTGCATCATTTTTATAATCAGCTCCAATGCTTATTTTTCTAATATTATTCATTGTTGCTTTCAATAGGTGTAATAGTTC